TTTAAACTCTAAAGAAGAAGTCCCTAAATCTATATCGTTATCAGTTACAGGAACAATCGAACCATTGTTAAAGGTAATCTGGTTTGTCCCACCGTTAGCAACAGTAATAACATCAGAGCCAGAAAAAGTAATGCTTGTATCCGTATCAGCATCACCTGATATGCTGTCTAACTGTATATTCCCAGCGTTAGTAAAATTAGCATCACTTAAATCAAACGTTCCTGTAACATCAAGGTTTCCACCCACAGATACGTTGCCCGACGTTGTTAGTGTAGCTACCTTAGTTGTACCCGCTAGATTAACATCCGTAAATAAATCATAAACAACTGCGCTTGATCCACCACCGTCTGTGGCAATCATTTTTACTTCACCTGCAAGAACCGCTACATTTGCGCCTGAACCTTGACTAAGAGTTAACGTGTAACTTGTAGCATTCTCTATCATCCATACTTTAGAAACCGTGTTAGGCGCGAGAGTAACAGTACATGCCTGTCCTCCACCTGTAAGTTTTAAGTAAAAGGATCTAGCGCCGTCTGCTACACCGTCTGCTAAGGTTATGGTATGTGTACTAGCGTTAGCAACCGCTTCTGTCCCATAACTAAACGCTTCTGCTATTAACTCTAAGTTAGTATTAGTTGTTACACCCCATGTACCAGACTGTTCGCCAGTACCAATTTCTTGGAGTCTGAGGTCATTTTCATAAGTACTTGCCATTACCTAAACCTTTCTACCCAACACGTATAATCGCGCTTGAATCCGCTGACGTGGGGAATGTTACTGTGAATGTGCTATCACTTGACGTTTTTTCTGAACCAAAATCTAGCACTGCAACTGCAGGAGTTGTACCACCAGACTTATATATCAACGCCCCACGCGCTGTAATTGAAGAACTCGTCCATGATGAATCTGAAAAATCTAAATATGCTACTGTACCTGAAGTGTCACTAGTAGGGTTCGTAGCAATAGTTAACGTATTACCTCCTGCAGTGTACCCTGTACCTGACGCCTCATTTGTTGTGCTGTACGCAGTTGTAGCTGCGTTTAAAGTTGCATCAGAGGTATATAAAGCAATCTTAAAAGACTGAGACGTATCAGAGCTAAAGTCCATCTCTCCGTTTAACAGAGCGACTTTAAACGATGTACACATATAATTCCCAGTAAAAGCCATTATCTATACTTTTTCCCTATATTGACCAGAACGGTAAGAATCTTGACGTAGGTAACCGTCTCCAAGATTTTTTAACAATTCCATAGATACTAAATACAATTTTTCGTAATTAGCGACAACATCAGGTTCGCCTTTTTGAAACCGTATAGCTTCAATGAGTGCCCCGTTTAACAACGCAGAACTTGCGTTATCTCCAAGCCATGTTGTAGATGCAGTTACAATAGATGTAGGGTAGTATCCGTATATATGCTCAAGTTCGTAATTAGCGTCAGGTGTAGGAGCTAATGCAATCTGTGTTTCGCTATATTGGGCATAAAACTTAGGAGCGCCATATTTTGCGCTAGCGGTAGAAGGGTATGCTTCTTTTAAAAAATTAACGTCTTTGTTTAGTAAATATGTATGCGTGCTACTGCTAATAATAGATATACTGTAGGTATATAAGTAATCGCTAGGTAAGGAGTATAACTTATTAGTAGATACCAAAGGGCCAGTATCTACCTTACGTAGAGCAGGTATTTGTACCGCATTATATATTTTTTCTTCTGCCTGCTGTGTAAACATAGCAAGTTGGTCATCTGTAAAAGAAGTTTCACAGATATCTTCTATATTTGTTTTAAGCGAAGCGTAGTTCATAGTTTATGCCATTTCTAGCTAGTTGTTACTGTCACGTCACCTATAGCTCCAGTTGCTTCTAGGTTATTAGTGGTTAAATCATATATATTCTTGCCATCACCTACAGGGTTCCAACCCCATTGTATATTTCTACTACTATCATATCCTGCAAAATCAGGACGTGGGTTACGTATTGCTTGTGGATCGTGTACAGGGCGCATCCCTAATTTATTCTGCGGATGGTCTTGTCCCCAACACTCACGACACGCTTTTATGTTAGTATCTTTACCTTTTTTGATTATATTACGCAACTCTTTTAATTTGTAACGGAACCCACAAATATCGCATTCTGCTATCGCTTTGTCATTAGATGCAAACGCTCGTGTCATGTTAAATACTACTCACACGTGGTACAAAAATAGCAGAGGTTTTCTCTCTATCTTCGCTTGCAGCCCTACTAAACTCTTCTTCGTATGCTGCTTTTAACATTTGTACACGATCTACTAGTTCTGGTACTTTCATAGCAATGTGGTATGCTAATCCCGCTACAAGACAAGGTAAAAACCTAAATGTCATGTCTGCGGTCTCTACACCATCCCCTGCATCTTCTACTCTACGTATACGCCAGTACGCAAATATATACCCACTTTTATCAGGCACAGGCCATACATTAATCTTTGGAGTCGCTAACCGTTCAACCCACACCTGGATAGGTCTACCTTGTGTTAACTTGTTTGGAATAGCAGCGTAGGTACTCACACTAATACGACTTATAGTAAGATCAGCTTGTTTTGTAGTGCTACCACTATCAGTGCGTACCACATGTTCAAGAAGGTCTACTGTGTCTGCGGGTAAATCATAACGAGAAGTACCTGATACCAGTGTTACTGTACCACTATCAATAGTCCACATATTGATGCCACGGTTTTGCCACTCGATAGTCATCAAATTCATAGATCTACGGGCAGTCCTTAAATCATAACCTGAACGCATTTCGCGCCCTGCACGTTCCCACGCTTCTTCAGCGATCTCCGTGAAGTCCATGTCAAAGGCGGTAGTTCCTGAAGTCGCCATTATCTATTCCTTAAAAAACGCTTTTACTTGAGCTAGTAGATCTTTTTTCTTTTTACGTCGATCAAGCTCAATACCATGTTCACGCATATATGCCTCTAGTTGTAGTTTGTTCATACTATCTACATCCACAACAGCGTCATTAACTTCAACTTCCTCAACTACTTCAGCTTCCTCAACTACTTCCGCAGGTGCTTCACCCGCAATCATAGCTTTTGCCTCGGTCTCAGTCATTATAGTAGTTTTTACCAACGTCATAGAACCATCGTCACCTCTAGTTCCTATTTGGTATACAGGGTCACCATCAAGATTAACACCTATGTGTATCATTTCTAAATCTGCCATACTTATCTCCTAAATATATAAAGTTTTCTTGCGTCTTGACTCTTGAACAGCTCCACAACCCCTTGCTACATCTCTTCTTTTTCGGGCTAAACCGCCACCATTAAGGCGTACTGTAGCAGGTTTTGTGTTCTTTACTACTGTTTTTCCTTTTGCTCCCTCGCGCTTTTTCTTCTTTGCAGTCGTAGCTCTTTGTGACTGACTTAAGCTATTTGCCTTACTTCTAGGTAAACATCGGTCTGGATTCTTCTTATCTTTAGAAGTTCCACACTTACCTTTGACCTTACCGTCTGTACCAATTCTAACCCAGTCTTGGTCTACCCATTTCTTCAAATCACCCATTATTTTTTCTTCTTCCCTTTACTACCCTTAGCATAGTTAGGATCTTTACAGTACTTAGAGGCAGCCATATTAGCATACGCGCTAGGGTAAGTATCAAAAGTACGTTTTGCCCAAGACTTACCTTTGGCACAAATCTTGCCTCCTGATTTATAATATCTACGCATCTTCTTCCTCCGTATACATATTGTTAAACACACGTTCCGTATCCCAAACATAAGATACATCTTCTTTAGAATTAAAAGTATGTTGGTTTGGTTTAAAATCTGGTGCGCCTTGACCTGTTTCAAACCACGCAGGGTGAGTAACCCGAACTCTATTGTTGGGTAAAGCAACAATATTACCTGTATACTCTCCTGCGTCTAATAATTCAAGTACATGACTCTGTTTATGTTGTGCGGGGTCATCTGCTACCTCACTGTCCGTGTAATCCACAGTAAAATAGTATTTAGCAGGGAAGAACTCACCATCAACTTTTGCTATCCAAGGTGCGGGTGAAGCTCTCTCTATTTTATAGACAGCGTGGTTATGGGACATACAATCCCAAGGTTGCGCTATATAGGGGGGAAGTTCTGTAGGCCACTCTTCGTATGGCACATCTGCAACAAGTGCTGTTAACGGCATACGTGCCCACATAGCCCCTCCGTGAACATTTGGATCGTCAGTATCATCAGACTCACACCCAGTAAATATAACTTGAAAACTGAGCGTTCTGTTTGGCATTGTTGTTACTGCGACGACCATAGCGTGTAAAAAATCTCCATGATATTCTTCTAAATTTTTAGTGTACTCTCTCCGAACCCACGCTTTAAAATACGGTATATTACTTTGTAGATACGCCATCCTTTCTTTTTCTCTCCCTTGCAGCTACTTTCTTTCGTTTTTGTGAAAGCTTTGAATATTTATTAGGTGGACGTTGTATCTGCGTCTGCATCTGCGCTCGATTTATCGTCATCAGCATCTCCTTTAGCATTTCGTATAGCTCTGAGAGCTTCGAGGCTTTTGTCTTTTGTACCCCCATCATACTCCCAAGCATAACCATCCGTCACCATTATCATGTTTATATTAGCATCTCCATCGTATAGCCAACCTAGCATACGCCCATACTTACCATCCTTCTCGGTTTTAACCCGTAAAGCATCGCAAGCTTTAATTTTGTTTGTTAGATAATCTTTAGCTTCGAGACCCATTGCTTTTTCTTCTAGGTCTCTAGTTCTACTCTCAGGCGTGTCTATACCAGCAAGTCGTATTCGTTCTTTTTTAGAAAGGTTAAACCCTAAATCAATAATAACATCTACGGTATCGCCATCAACGATCTTAACAACTTCTTTTATAGCGTACTCATACATGATTACCTCATTTTACATTTACGTGTACCTTTACGAGCAATACCTGCCCCACGGACTTTACCACCTTTTTTCTTTTTAACTGTAGGGACTTCTGGGTATGGTGTATTGTACTCTTTTGCCCCTTTTTCTGTTTGCATACTATGGAGCTTATAATCCATCTCTGACATACCTTCACGGTACTTTTCTTTGAGTTTCTTAATGTAGTCCCTACCTTTAGTAGCTAACTTTTCAATTTCACTCATAAATTATACCATTTTTGCTGGACGTACACCTTTACGAGCAATACCTGCGCCGCGA